TTATACCAGAAATTAGCCGCCCAGCAGGTGATATTCGTTACATTTACACAAATGTTACTCCACAAACAATGGTAGCCACAGCAGAAGCTGATGCTGGCGATAGTTATGTGGACTTTGACACAGGGTTTCAAAGCACATTCTTTACCAATAACGGATATGACAACACACAAGGTTTGGTAGCTGGTGATTTTATTCGTTTTACCAACCATGACAAAGTATATCAACTAACAGAAGATGTTACATTTGATGTAAATGGTGCAGGTAGATTAAACTTATTTCCTAACTTGGTTGAAGGTGTAAACCTAAACGAAACTATTCAGTTTTATGATGTGCCTTTTAAAGTATATCTAAAAACACAAACACAAGACTTTGCTTACAATGCAGAACGCCAATCTACTATTTCGTTGCAGGTGCGTGAGTCATTGTTATGAGTCGTGGATTAAGCAATGATATTAAACAGGTATTAGGTAGTGATCGTTTTATCACTGCTGAACTTATTGAAGTTGAACTTGATACTCCATTATATCTAACCACAGCAAGTTTTGATATCAGTGCGCAAACTGAAACCAGTGGTGGCACACAAACATATTATGCACAGGGTCGTTTTTTAGGTTACACACAGGTTAATGAAACCAGCGAAGTTAGAATTGCTAGCATTAACGTAACATTCAGTGGTGCTTCCAGTACATTTACTGACATAGCACTAAACAGCAACTATTTGCATCGTGCATTCCGCATCTACAAAGTGTTTTTACTAGACACTGACATGAGCTTGATTGATGATCCAGTAATGGTATATTCAGGAAGTTTAACTGGTGCTACTGTAAAAGAAAACATACTGGAAAGTTCAGTTACATTTGAAACATCAAATGAATTCTATGATTTTGATAGAGTTGCTGGGCGCAGAACCAATGATGGATCGCAACAAAGTTTCTTTCCCGGTGACCGTGGCATGGAATTTTCAACTGCTGCTATTGCAGACATTCAGTGGGGTAAAGCATAATGGCTGTATACACAGCAACCAGTGAAGATATTAAGCCAATTGCTCGTTTGGGCGAAGCATATGTAGATTCAACACCATTTGCTGGCGATTATGATTATGACATGTGGTTTGAGTTTGTGCGCAAGTGTGCAATTAAAGCCAACATAGAAGTTGCTGCGGCAATTGTTGAAAACCGTGTTGTGGGCTTTGGCATTGGTGTTGTAGCACGCTATCCATGGACACAAAAGTATCGTATTGTTATGGAACACATCTACGTAGAACCCGGCTACGAAAGTTCTCGTCCACTGTTGTTTGAACACATGGAGCGTTGGGGGCAGAAACTAAACCTCAGTGATGTAATGGTATTAAACAACGCAACAGGTTGGTTATTCAAGGGAGATATTGAATAATGGGTTGGTTTAGCTGGGTAGGTGATATTTTTGATGAAGCGGTCGATTTTCTTTCGGACGTTGTCGATTTTGTTGTAGATACCGTTAGCGATGTTGTTGGATGGGTTGGAGACTTATTAACTGGCTGGATTGATGTTCCAGATGTTCCCAATGCAGAAGAACAGAATCGTGGTGTTAAAGTTGACAAACAAGGCACCAATAACTCGCTGCCAGTTGTGTATGGTCGGCGCCGTATATCAGGCTCGCGTGTGTTTGTGACCACTGGCGGTGCTGACAACAAGTATTTGTATGTTGCACTAGCACTTGCTGAAGGTGAAATTAACCGTGTTACTGAAATTTTTGTTGACGACAAAATTGCTTGGACTGGATCAACAACACACGGTGGACGCTTTAGTGCTAACCAGGGCAAATTTGCTGGCTGGATGAAGTTTGAAGCATTTCATGGAAAGAATGATCAAACTGTAGCACCATTGCTAAGTGGTGTGGGTGGTTGGACAAACGAACACAGACTCAAAGGTGTTGCTTATCTAGCAATTCAGTATGAATGGTATCCAATTGAAAGCAATGAAGACAGAGACAACTCACCGTGGGGTGGTGGCATTCCACGTGTGCAGGTTATTTTAGAGGGTAAGAAAGTCAAGGACGCCTCTACACTACCGGATAGTGTTAGCAGAACAACAGCGTATGGTGATGAAACCACCACTTACACCACAAATCCTATTAGTTGTTTGCTGGATTATTTGCGTAATCCAATCTTTGGCAAGGGCATGATCAACTCAAAGTTTGATTTTTCTACATTCAGAGAAGAAGCTCCACAAATCCTATTAGTTGTTTGCTGGATTATTTGCGTAATCCAATCTTTGGCAAGGGCATGATCAACAGCAAGTTTGATTTTTCTACATTCAGAGAAGAAGCTATTCGTTGGAAAACACTAAGCACAGGTGGTGCTGCTAGTGGTGATCAATTACAAGAAATGAACATGGTTGTGTTTACAGACAGAACCATCATGAGCAATGTTAAAACCATGCTGTTTGATATGCGTGGTGCTATGCCATTCCAACAGGGTCGTTTCCATATTCGTATTGAAGATAACAGAGACCCAGATAGTGTGTATGGCTCTACATCTACACCAGTAATGACTGTGGGTGAAGATTCAATTATTGGCGATATTTCAATTGCTTGTGAAAGTGTAACTGGCAAATACAATCGTGTAACTGTAAGCTATCCAGGCGGTGTAGAAGACAACTACATTACCAATGAATTTGTTGACTATACATATCCACCCAATGACGTAGCCGATGCATATGAAACTGGCTTTGAAGACTTTGCAGGTGTTGACCCAGGCACTGAAGATTTAACATCATTCAAGTATCCACTTGAAGTAGACAATGGGCGCATCAATGAACACAAAGTTACACTTGAAAGTATCACACAGGATAGTGTAGCACGTAAATGGGCACAGACTATTTTCTTAAAATCAAGACTGCGCAACAAGATCCTTAATTTTAACGGCGATGCTAGTTTGCATGAGCTACAGGTAATGGATATATTCCGTTTTGTATACTCGCCACTGGGCATAGATGGCAACTTCCGTGTAAAACAACTTACGCTAAATTCAGACTACACATTTAGTGTTGTAGCAGAAGAACACAACGATGTTATCTATGGCGGTGATATTGAACCATATTCAAGAACCAAATATGTTGTAAATGTAAGCGGTACAGACGTGCCAATTTACTATGATCTAGCAAACAACAGAGTTGTGCAGGTAGGCAACAAAGCAGATGCTGGTGAAATTGAAGTTACCAACATCAGTGGCACTAACTTCTATAATGGCATTTCGTATAATACCATTTATGATAGATTACAAACTGTATTAGGTATTACTTGGGATGGTAGTTATAGTGGACAAACACAAGACTATATTGAGTCAGGATTAACCACTAATGAAATTGTGGGTGCTTACAACAGCCAAGTATACAGCAGCCAAACACTATCGATTCCAACACCAAACTATCTATCACACACATTAAGCGATGGTGGATCAGAAGGCACAGCGGATTTAGAAATTTCGTTTGTTGCAGTTAATGAACCAAATATTGCACGCACACGCATACTGCGTTGGAATGCTAAAGCACAAACTTATGTTGATTTATGTTGTCCAACAAATGAACGTTCAGCAGCATCAGATGGATTTGTTAAATTAAACGACTTTGTGCCAGGTCCAGAATCAACTATGTTGTTTAAGGTTCAGTTTCAATCAGAAAACTCACAAATTGTAGCAACATCACAAGAAATTTCAGTTGATGTTAGTGCTTATATTTCGGATTCAACATCTTATGAAGGTGAAGTTATTTTATATGGTGCTAGTGCAACTTGGAACGATTTAACAACAGATACATGGGCACAGGCAACTGATTACTGGAACGATCCAACAAACGCATTCCCAGGTGCTACTATTACCAAAACATCAGATGGATATGTTGATGTTGGCAGAGATCGTTGGGTTTATCCAATTACTAACGTTTCAAGTTTTGGTCCAGTTAGTATTACTACATCATATGAAGTGTGTCCAAGCAGTGGTGACCCATCAGATGACAATGACTACACCAACACGGCTGTTGGTGCGTTGTATGGCAGATACTTTAAGACTACAATTGATGCTGATGCTATTGCAGTATACAGCGTATTAAGTGAATTTAGATATGATACCAAAACACTTTCATATTCATTTAATACTACAGCACTTAACGGTGATGTTAATGGTAGATTTTTAGATTTAAGCCAAGACTTTAGTGTAATTAACAATGTGATGATTATGCTGGATGATGCTGATACCACAGTTTCAAATATTTTTATTGATGTGGTAGAAAGTGATCCTGCTAGCTTTGAATTTGTAATACGTGATGCATCCAATTCAAATGCCGCAGTTAACAAAACACTTACAATGACAGTTTATGGATTGCCCGCAGTTGAACTTATCGCAGAAAGCGGCGCAGTCAAGGAGATTAAGTAATGCCAATTAGAACTTGCACATTAGCGTCAGGTAAAAAAGGGTATAAATACGGAGCAACAGGAAAATGTTATCCAACGCTTCGTGAAGCACTAGAACAAATGCGTGCTATGTTTGCAGCAGGATACAGAGGGAGATAACAATGGCTTGGCCATCAACACTAACAACAACAGCACTTGACTCAGATACAGATATTGTAAAAGATGCTCGTCCACAATTGCTTGCGGGATTACAAGCAACCAATAGCATTATTAACAGTCGAGGTCAAGCAGACGGCGTAGCAAGTTTAGGTGCTGGCGGTCAAATCCCATCAGCACAAATTCCAAATACACTTACTTCAACTGGTAGTTTAAACATTAACCTCACTCCAGCAAGTAATAAAGTTGCTATCACAAACACTATCAACTTGAGTCCACTTACTTCAACACAGATTGCTGCTAAATCAAATGCTGCTGCTGGCGATATTGTTTATTCTACTAACAGCGATGACGGCAATCCTTGTATTGCTGTGCATAACGGTGTTGAGTGGAAAACTATCCCTTTAGATCAGATTTCAGATATTGTTGATGATACTACACCTCAACTTGGTGGTGATTTGGATGTAAATAGCCGCAAGATTGTTAGCACAAGTAACGGCGATATTACACTTGAACCAAATGGAACTGGTCAGGTAGTTGTTAGCGGAACATTAGAAGTTGATGGAGCAATCACTATCAACAACTCTGTTAATGCTACTGGACAAACCGTTAGTGATGCTAAACTCAAAGGCTATGCCGAAACCGTTTATACTTCATTGGCTACATCAGGCACATTAGAACCCGATCCGGCCAATGGCAACGTTCAGGATATTACACTAAGTGGCAACATTACTATTAACAACCTAGGCGGAACACCTGCTGCTGGCGATAGTGTAACTATTATTATCCGTCAGCCTATAGGCAATGTTTACTCACTTTCCAGCACAATGCTGTTTTCAGGTGGCAACAATGTATTGAGCAACACTAGTGATAGCATTGATGTTCTACATATCTTCTACACTGGTAGTGAGTATTTGGCTACACTTATTAACGGATACCAGTAATGCTTGGTCTTGCTAAACAATCACAAGCGTCAGGTGAAATTGAGCCTGTATTAGATCCATTAATTTTCTATATGGGTAGGGGTGGAGTCAATACTGTTGATATAGTTGTAGTTGAAGAAGCAGATTTAAACGAAGTTCACAACGTTAGAGTAGGTGGTTTTGATCCAAACTGTGTAGTGTATGATCCAAACACACAACATGCTATTGCTGCTGGCGCCGGTTTCGTTGTAGCTTGGAATATTAAAATACCAACTCGTGTTGGACAAGTTAGCTATATCAGTGGTCCAGCAACACCAACTTCAATGCGCATCAAAGACAGCACGGTGTTTATTGTTGATGATACAACCAACACACTTCGCAGTTATGATGTTAGTGATCCAAAAAACATCACAGCATTAGACTCAGTTAGCACTGGCGCTGGCATAAATCAAACAATGGCATTAGATGACTCACGTGATCTTGTGTATGTTACTGGAACAGCACAGTTTGATAACTTTTGTGTAGTTGACATTAGTGATCCAAACAACCTTTCAGTTGTAAGCAACACTACAATCAACTATGGTTCTGGCATTGATTATAACGGAAACTATGTATACATTAAAACAGGCTCTACGCCAGAACTTCAGATTATTAACTTAACTAATGCTAGTTCGCCTTCAGTAACAGCTTACAACATCACACCTTTTGGTAGTGGCTACGGAGGGTTAACCATTAATCGTTCAACTAATAGAGCTTATATTATTGGCGATGGCACTCAAGGCCAACCAATGACGGTGCTAAACATTAGCAATCCTACTTCTCCAAATGTAGCAGCAACAATTAGCTCTATAATACTTAACCCCAGTCCTTCGTATGAAGGATTAATTTACAACGATATGTTGTATGTGTTAGATGATGCCTTGACATTAAACGCAATTGACATTTCTACACCAGATAGTCCTTTTGTAAACGCAACATACACCATGCCAACTGTTGCTGGTAATGTAAGTAGTGCAGGTCTAAACTTTTGCGTTAGGACTCCAGATTCTGTTTGATTCTCACAATCTCACTGGGCAATAGCCACGCATCATCCACTGGTTTGCGCACACACTGAGTGCAGCGCGGTGTCCACGTATTACTATTGAACATTCGTCGATATTCTTTAGTAGGCGGTGCGTTTTTAACAGCACCACATTCTGCACAGGTGTATTTTTTATCCAACATAGTGTGAATATTTACGCAAAACCGTGTTGGTGGGCAAAATAGACTAAATAAAAGTGTAGCAGGATAGCATATATCCCCGCTGCGGATAGGGCAGCAACCACGAAACTTGCCATAATTTCGTAATTCTCTTAATTTGTTACCTATCAGTTATCTGCTACATTCTACTCACTCCAATAGAGTAGGCTTTTAATATGTGTATTAAAAATTGTGACATTTTTAGCCCCCGAGATTGCATCAAGGGGGTTTTTTAATCATAAGTATTCATGCTTGCGAATGCAAGTACATAGTTTACCTTTATTTGGTATAAAAATGCCAGTGAGTACTGGTTCCTTTTGACCCTGTTCCAAGTCCTTTGTGCAGGGTCTTTTTTTGGCTAAAAAAGTTGCGAAAAATACACTAATCATGTATAATGCTATAAATAACTTTATAACAAGGAGAATAAAATGGCAAAAAGACTCGAAGACAATTCATTTGAACCCGGCATTATATATGAATTGCGTGCTTGTATCAATAATGAATGGCACCCATTTTATGTGGGCGAAACTTATAGACCAGAACGCAGAGAAACAGAACATCGCGCACTAGCACGCTTTGATGATACACGTGTAGTATATGACTTTATTCGTACACTAAACACCGAAGGTGTTGAATGGCGATTATTTCCTGTAGCAGAATATGGTGCGGAAGGTCCTGGCGATTTAGAAGACGAAAATATCATGCGCTGCATTCTTGATGGCGTTAATCTTATGAATATGCGCAAAGGTGATCACGTTTGGTTAGCCGCAAAACAAGCACAAGCAGCAGACATGCGTGCTAACGGTTTTACCAGTTATCGCAAATATCGTGAATGGCAATCAGAATTGGAAATGGAAAAAGTGCGAAAACAGAACGATTTGCGTCGTTTTGTTAGTAAGACACTAGAACCTATCAAAAAGGCGCAAAAAGACGAAAAAGCGCGAAAACAGCAAAAAATCCATAATAAAATCAAGCAGTTGCGTGCCTTAATTTTGGATTTTGAAAATGATGCGAACAGACAGGGTTTTGTTCGTCAATTACGTGATGAACTAGCAGGTTTAGAACGTGAAGTGGAGGCCAACCATGAATGATGCTGAATCAGTTAGACAGTTGTTGGTACCCGTATTAATTTACAGAGATGCTATTGCATCAGAGGATGGAAAAAATGAAACACAAGAATACACATATTGGATTAAACAAAAAGTTTTACACCACGAAGATGGGCCAGCTTACATTAACAAAACTAATGGCAGAGTTGGTTTTTATCTTTATGGCGAGCGTATTAGTATCCGCACTTGGGCTATGATGCTGAATAAAACAGGCGCAGAAGAACTTGCTATGAAACTAAAATATGGAGATAGAGTATGAATAACAAAAAATTATTAGATCAAACACGAAATAAATTGTTTGATATTGCTAACAAGGTTAGTCGTGCTGAATCACAACAAGATATTAATATGTACACGTATTGGTCAACTAAACAACAAGAACTTATAATGATGTGTGATGAAATATTTGGAAAGGGGTGGCAGCAATGAAACTATCTATACACCCAGAAATTTGTGGTAAATGGCCACGCGGAGAAGCATTTCCATACACAGGATGGACTAATATTGAAGTGGATTCAGTCGCAGATGCTTTTAGACTAATAACTGAAGAAGGTTATGTAAGTAGTTGTTTTTTGGATGAGTCGGGGTTGCGTGGTGCAATGCACTTTCGTAGCAGACAATTGTTTATGGTGGATATTGACTCGGGCATGACTATACCAGAATTGTTTGACAACTTATTTTATGAATCATTTGCTTGCGGATTTTACGCTACACCCAGTTGGACACCAGAATTACACAAATTTAGAATTCTGTTTCAAAAAGAAACGCCTATTGAATCAGGCGCAGATGCCAGTAAACTAATGCGAGCACTGAATCGAGAGTTTGGTGGTGATCCTGTGTGCAAAGATCCCACACGCATCTTTTATGGTACACCAGATTGTGAGATTAAAGAACTCAGAGCAGATGTGTTTTTACCAGACAGCATTGTTCAAGCATTAATCAATGAAATCAACGAATATGATGAATCACAGATGCAGATAGCCAGCACACAAGAATACACAGAAATGACTGACGAACAAAAAAGTCATATAGTAAAACTATTAAGCAGTTTGAATCTGCGTTATTCAGGCATGTATGATACTTGGAGAAACATTGGCTGGGGATTAAAGGCTGGTGGATTTAGAGTGGAAGATTTTGTTTATATCACTAGTCAAATCAGTTCATCAAAAACTGCCAGTGATGCACGTGCTGTATGGAAGTCAGGTGATGGCACAATTACTATGGGCAGCGTGATCTATTTGCTTAGACAGCACTACGATGATGAACAGATTTTTATGTCCAAAACACGTGAAGAATTGACTCTAGCAAGATTACAAGAGAAATTATATAAAAAATATAAAGGAAACACATATGGCAAAGAAGTTATCAATTGATGAATTACGGCAAGGGCGTCGCGAAGAAGAAGCACGCAAACTTGTATTAGAAGACGAATTAAGCCGTGCTACTGATGAAAGAGAACGCACTCGTTTACAAGGTGCTGTTTATGACACAGAAGATCGCATTCGTGATTTTGAACGCGATATTAGAGCATTAGAAGAAGCAGAACAATCTGCACGTAATAGCAAGCATTGGATCGAAGATCAAAAAACAGTTAGTGCAATCATGGAATCACATGACATGGGCTATTTGGTCCAGGATCAGCGCATCATTTACTGTAAGGATTTTGGTGCAAAACAAAATAATGCATTGTTTAAAGATTTTACAGCCACTGGAAGAAAAATAGTTAGATGGTTTGAAACTGTATGCGGATATAAACTTAGGGGTGCTGATGAAGATCGCATTATTGATTTATTCATTGAGCAAAAGCGTTCTTACTTGAACACTACAGCAAGTTTTAATATTGATAAGTGGAATGAAAGAAATTCCTACAACAAGATGAGTATTATTAAAAAATATTGGCTACAACCAAGCGATTCTGCTGAATATGACGAACGCTTTGACTTTTTAATGTATTGTTTGGGTGGTGGTAAAGCCGAAAATATCGAGCATTTAGAGCGTTGGGTATTAATGAAGTATATTCAACCAGAATTGGCTAGTGCTATCCCTAATATTGATTTAGGGGGTGGTGCAGGCGGTACTGGCAAAAATACTTTTATTACTTTGCTAAAAACTATCTTTACACCCATGTGCGTAGTGCAAGCACACAAAGAAGAATTACACAAATTCAACGGAAACTGGGAAATGGCACTGATATTGTATTATGACGAACCAGAAGAGCGCGAACTAGAAGCAAGCAAATTAAAGCAAGCTACGGGTTCAGAAGACATGCGTGTAGAACGCAAGGGGATTGATGCTACAATGGCAGATCGCAACTATAACTTCTTGTTTTTAAGCAATAATCCAAAAGGTGTAGTTACACTAAGTGGCGGTGCTGATTCAGCAGAAGATAGACGCTATTCGGTAATTTATACATCAACTGTTATGCTTGAAGAAGCACGTAGACGCGGCATTGAAAACGCCAAAGAATATGTGGACTCAATATGGAGCGATTTAGTAAAAAACAGAATACTTGTTAGCAATTGGTTAAGTGGTTTGATTATTAGGCATCAACAACACTTGGGCACTAAACTAAACGCATTACATGGTGAAGATTATCATAATCGCTTTGATGTGCAAAAAGACGATATTACGCATGCATTTGACGAGATCTTGCCTGTGTATCAGAGCCAGGGTGTTATACCTAAAAAATGGCTGGCTGATCTGGTCAGAACACACACTGAAAATGCCAGTTGGAAAGACAAGAATGTTGTCAAGAAATTTGAAGAATATCTCAAGCGCAACATGATTGATTATGAAATTGCTGAACGGTATCATATTGATATTGATGACGGTGAAATATCATCCACACAAGTTAGCTGTTTTCGTGACCCAGATCGTGCAGGCAAACCAGTGTTTGAATGGAATTTAATTTGTAATCGTGATTATGACATCTATCGCAGCAATGTAGGCACGCCGCTACAAATACAAAAACATCCTACAAACATTGTAAGCATACGCGATAAGTTTAAAAAATTAAAAGAAACACAAGATCGCTAAAAAATGGCTCAATACACTACTTTCGTAACTTGTGCTGCTATCATGCAGGTATTTGTAATAAACGGTGTCAATCTTGCGTCGATCTTGTTCAAAAACCGGTTTTTACAAAAAGTAACTTAGTTACGTTTTTTGGGCTAAAAAGTAACTTTTATAGGAAAATACAAAATGAATGAATCAATTGCATGGAGATGAATATTATTGATATACAATTTTGCTATACATTTTGCTATGCAATTCGTGATTTATTACGCAGATTTGAAAAAGAAAAAAATTTTTTTCCATCTGCGATGTAACAGATTTACCATGATTGTATAGCACTTTGTATAGCACTATTATAAATTAATGACTTATAACAAAAACACACGTTTAAAGGAGCGTAAAATGAAAGAAATTAGCTGGCGTAATCCAGATGGATCATGGTCACACTATTGTGTGCCAGAACAAGACATTATATCAAATTTGCAAGGGGATCCTTGTAACTGGTGCGATGTAAAAGAACCCCAAGATCCACCAACATATGAAAATACCATTTTTGGAGTAACACATGCAGGTTAAATCACGTAGAGGAAGCAAACCAGGCCCAAGACCACAAACTTGGGTAACAGGACCCGATCCTGTAGTACACGAACAATATCGTGCATTCATTCAACAGCGCAATCAAGCAAGATTCCGTGGTGAAGGATGGACTGATGAATATTCTTTTGAGCAGTGGCAATCACTGTGGCAGTCACACTGGCATCAGCGTGGTAGAAAGCCAGAAGATTATTGTATGACACGTCGCGATCCTGCCCAACCATGGACACAGGAAAATAGTCAAGTTATTCCACGCAGCGAACATATGACCACACAAGCAAGATTAGCTGCTAATGCTAGATGGAGTAAAAAAAATAATAGATAAATTTACTATTATTAGGATCACACGCAGCCTTGGACACAAGAAAACAGCCAAGTTATAACTCGTGAAAAACACGTTCAACACACGGGACGTAGTGGTGGACTAAAAAAAGCACAACTTAGACTAGAAGAGAACCATGAGAGTTGATGTATTAACCACACACAGTAGAGAAAAAATACGCACCACAATTTGAGCGTTGGTTTAGTGCAATACAAGAAGTTTACACAGGAAAAGGCTAGCGAGCAGTTTAACCCAAAATCAATAGGTTACGCACCCAAAAGTTCTTTATGACCCCATAAAAAACTCTAGTGCAACTACTAGTTGACAATTGTGCTATTTAATGTATACTATGCACATGTTTAAGCAATAGTGCTTTTACATAAAAACTTACTTGGAGAACAACGAGATGAAAACTTTTACTTTTAATGTAGAAAACGATAACGGCGAAATGGTTGATAAAACTGAAAGCGTGTCTGATATTAAACATATGATCGCATGCGATTTACGAGTTCAGGGTTATCGCACTACATTCCGTATCCGCCAAACTGGACCTGATAGTGTTGAAGCATACAACACCAAAGGCAACACCATCACTTATCACTATGGCGGCTTTGATGGATACGAAGTAGTTGAACCATATGATCACGGTGATTGGCCAAAGAAACCTTGGGTTCCTTCAAAAACCAAAAACTACTGGTCAACTCACTAATAAAAGGAGACAGCGTGATGAAAAACGATCATCTAAAGATTCATAAAGAAACTGGTATTGAAGGTAATAGTGTGTATCATTACTTGGTGAATACCTATTATGATTACACACTAACACACTATTTCCAAACAAAGAAACAAGCACAAGACTTTGTTAAACATAGTAATTTTATGGACAAATGGTTAGAGGAGACAGCGTGATGGACTTACAACAACAGTTTCAACAGTATCTTAATCAATACCATCCAATGGAAGCAACAATGGAAACACACGGCTGGACAGGCTGGTATGTTGAACGAGGCAACGGTGATACTCGTATTTGTCTAGAAGAAAAAACATACGAAGAAGCAGTTCGTGTAGCAGAAAAGAAAAATGCAGAGGAGACAGCGTAATGTTTAAGGTTAAATTTGAAATCGTAGAAGGCTTAGACGGTTATGTAATTTACGACGGTGTTGACACTTTTACACTTGAACAAGCACAACAACTTCTTAAAGAATGTAGCAAACACCCTTACAAACATTCTATTGTAGAGGAGACAGCGTGATGGAAAACTTTAGTATATACCAATACATCGATGAAAACTATTCTGGTTGGTCCAAAGACTTTTTTAAATCAGTTATACAAGCATATGAACATGATCATGGTGAAGTTGATTGGGGTAACAAAAAAGGTGATCAGATCGACAAAATGTTTAACGATATAATAACTGTTATTATATCGTCGATATAATAACAAAAGTGCGTGCAACACTTTAAACTGCACACTCCAAAAGTAGGTTCCCCCGGAGATAACATCAAAGGGGGTTTTTTATTTGCTAAATAGTTTTACTATTATTAGGATCACTCCCTGGAGGTAAAACATGAACATCATAGAATCAGATCCCATTGAACTACGTCCTGTTGATGCTGATGACTCTGCAGAAACAGACACTTATCATCCCTCATTAATGCTAACTCAACAAGAAGTGCATAATATATTGAATTGTGCTGATTTTGCTGAACGACTTGTAAATGGAGATAGCACACTTACAGCACGGGGGATAGCAGATGAGTGAAAGATCACGAAATTCATGGCGCGATAACCCAGCATTCCAAGCACGGATGTGGAAAAAAGGTATTAATCCTTATCGCGAATACCTAGAAAAATTATCTCCAGAGGAGTATGCTGAACACCTAGAACAGCGTCGTAAGCGTCGTCAAATGAAAAAGATGATGGAAGAAGTTGTTCAAGCACAAGCAGCTGGTTGGGTAGCAATGTTTAATAATGCAGCAGTTAAACTATTAGAGCGTGCTGTCGAAACCGGTGACTCACAGGCATTTGCTACTGTGTATGACAGATTGATCGGTAAACCTACGCTTAATGTTGATGCTGAATTATCAGAAAAACCTGTCTTACCATGGCGGGATGATGATTAATTATTATATACCCACTGATGAGTATGCCGATGAACACGCAGAAACACATGCTGTGATCGTAGGCAATGGTCCTAGCATTAGAATAATTGATTGGCATGGCACAGTAAATTCGAATACTTCGATTGTTGCTACTAATAGAACCTGGCAAGGTGTTCCTGCAGATTATATTATTTTTACCGATGAAAAACTATATCAAAATATTCAAGATCGTCCGAAATTGGTTCAACAAGCACGTTATATCCCAAGTGAACACGGATCAGGTTATAACGCTGGGCTATGGGCTCTTAACCACTTTGATCGTGTATGGCTTGTTGGTTTTGACGGAGCCAGAATGGGCAGAGATGAAAGCATCCACTGCGACATCGACAGCACCTCACGAGCATTCCACAGTGAACACAGACTCACCAAAATAGCACGACGAAAATATGGCATTGAACTGGAAGATTTAATACGTACCGACATACGTCGTGTGGTATTAGTAGAAACACAGGATCAATATCGTAGGCTAGAAAAAGCGACAGGGCTAAAACGAATGTTCTAACCCTGTCTAAGGAAATACGGGATGGCATCAACCCGCACTATTACTTATAAACTTTGCCCTGTTCTACTCACGGGGCTTGTATGTTTTTGCTAAATAAAAGCATAAACGCTGGCCAGCGGAGACCATTAAATGACAACAATTACTACTCGCAGTGGTAAAGGTTCAGAACTTACGTATGCTGAACTTGACGACAACTTTACCAATCTTAATACAAGCAAACTAGAAGACATCACAGGTGAAAGCATCGGTGATTTATCAGATGTTGATTTAACTAATAACACTGATGGTTATGTTTTAACATATAATTCAACTTCAGGCAACCTTGAACTAGCAGCCGCAGCTGGAGGCGGTGGTGGTGATACTGGTGATTTTGATTTTACCAATGACATACTGGCACATGCAGATGGATATTCCTATACTTCAACACGCCCCATGCCCAACCAACTTAAAATTGGTAATGGTGATAAAGATAGCGAGTTTGATGCAACATATGATTATGAAGGTAGATGGCAGAACAGTTATATAAACATTATGCATCATCAGCAATTAGGCACAAATGGAGCTAAATTTTATCCGCTAACAAATACATTTCATGCCACTGCTTCTAGTGCGCCAACCGATCGTGCATATGCTTTTGGTAATACCTTGCTTAGAGATGGTGGCGGAACTTATGGATCAGGCGATAACATTTATCAGTTCCGTGCATTTCATAATGAATTAATCACAGTAAATGGCGGAATCACAAATGCTACTAGTTTAGTTGCTCGTGTTAAACCAAGAACCGGCAGCACAATGAAAAAAGGTAATGCGATTGTTTCTGAAGGTCAAACCGCCGACACTGGCTTGCTGGAAAATTTTAGAGGGATAGTTTTTAATGTCAGCGGAAATTTAAAGAATGTTGATTTAGTTAAAAATATAGGTGTTTCCGATAACAGCGATCATGGCGTTAGTGCTTATTCCATAGATGATGCATTATCTAATGGCGGAAGATATTATTTCCTACGCAATGATGACAATTTAGCTCGTGCCAATTTAGGTGCGCTAAATTATTGGCACGAACGGTTAAATGTTGTTACTGGTGCTACGGGCAATGTAGGATCACAAGGATCAGCTAATCAAGGATGTAATCAGACATTCATTTATCTAGAAGGCGATATAGAATTTACCGGAATTAACAATCGCGCTATTAGTTCAACAACCATTAATGGTTCGTTTAAACAATATCATTCATCGCCGTTTACTATTATCTTTAAACAAGATGCAACTGGTGGACACACAGTAACATTACCCACAGGTTCAAACTTCAAGTATGCTAACGGTAACAGCGCAGTGGGCACCACAGCCAATGGTGTTACATTTGTAAGCATAATTAGTATGGATGTTGGCGGTATGACTGGTGGTCCCGAAGATATTGTTCACTTCATCACAGTAAGTCCGGAGTTTGTGTAATGTTTGCAGGTTTGCAGCGTTTTGGACACATGAGCGGCTGGTGGAATACTGGATTATCCCAATTATCTTTTGGAATAACATCAGCACTCTCTGCCAAAAGAACATATCTGTTAAATTATTCTAATCCAGATTGTTGCGGCTCAAGTGAACGTTCCTGGGATCAAGGAGAATATGTTGATTTAACTACATATACAGCACAAGCCGGATATGATCCATATGCTTATACCGTAATGTTTGCTGTTAGATTAGACAGTAATTCGTTTCTGTTTGGTGATGGTAGCAATCCGCCTCGCTTTCTAATTGGCGCCAACTTTTATGGATTATCCAATAGTGCTGCAAGCCAATACAGTGATAATATTAATTTTGCTTTAGACATTCAATTTGATGAATACGGTTACGGAACAGATTATATAATTGTTAGTGGTGGAATGGATGATTATCGCCAATTAGGTGGATATAATGAATCCAACAGTGATCCAATATTATTTTCAGATGTTGCAGATAAATGGTTATTGGTTGTGGAATCCTGTTCATCTACAGAAGCTGACTTTGCAGATTTTGAACCAGATTATTATGATCCAACAGCAACTAAATTTATACGAAGAGTATTAATTGATGTAGAATCAAATCAGGTTATATCTAAATTAGATTATATTGGAAATGATAATTACTGGCGTCGTGTAGATTTAGCTGAAGCAACACCAACAACAGCCGGTCGTTACACTTTTCC